CTATCATTTCGTGCGGCTCATGCAGTGACCGCAGGCCAATGGCTCTGGCAATGTCGCTTGCAGTGCGCATCGCTATTTCCTGAACAATCGGATTAGGGTGTTTGAAATTCAGCGTTGACCAGATCTTGCGGCCAGCTGGTGCGCTCGTCAGAGTGAATTCGACACTCACATATTGATTGCCGCTCGTTTGGCTGGTGCGCCACTCTGAGTTTGTGATCTCAGCGTCGTAGGTTCCCTCGGGGATCTCACTGTGTTCGACTTCATCTGAGGCCGGGTACAGTTGGTCAAGACCAATTGATGATTCGCTCATTTGTTTTTCCTCTTGCTATGCCGCTTTCTTCGCGGCGGTTTTTGAATTGCCTTTGACCTTCGCGGCGATGTGTTTGAGCGATGCAGGCTCAAACGCATCCAGCTTTCCGCTGCGGTCTTTTGCCAACCACTGGCCGTCCTGCGACGACTGCAGCCAGCGTTCGTGAACGCCCTCTTGGTTGGGAATGACGCGAAGCGCCAGAACCAGGTCGACGTAATAGGGGAGCTGCGCGCTGACCTGACGCCCTGGTGCGCCGGGCGTGTACAGCATGGCGCCGGAGGCGTCGTCCTTCTCGCGATCCAACTTGGCGGTGAACACGACGTTCATCGGCAGGTCGCGGAAGGCTTTGATCATGGCGATGGTTTTGTTCGCCATCTCGCCGTATGCCTTGCGCGGGTCTTTCGTTGCCTTCAGCTCTTCTTCAAGCACTCGCTCGGCGATCTCACTGATCGAGTCGAGGCAGACCCAGCTGAACTCGGTCGGATGTTCGCGCAGGTGCTTGAACACTTCGGTGATGCCGTCGAGGTTGCTGACCTCAAAGACGCTAACGTTTGTGGCGTCTTTGATAGAAAGCAGGCCGGCTTCGGCTGAGATCAGCAAGGTAGGCTCGCCACTTGTGCAGCACAGGCAGGTCTTGCCGGCACCGGGGTATCCGTAGATGGTTGCTTTGATGCCTCGGTCTTGAGCGACCTCGGCGGGGGTTTTGAACTCAATGGCCATAACACTTCTCTCCGTTTAGTGATGCCGCCGCTAACCATTTGCGACGGACTGTGAGGCGTTCAGCAGTCACCAGACAAAAAAAATCCTCCCCGCCTTTTTGGTGGCGGGAGGGTGACTGCGCTGTAAAAAAATTATTGAAATTCAAATTTAATTTTCCTGTCGGTAGGAATTCGCGCCAATTCATCCTTAATGGTTAAGCGCGCTGTCATGCGAGTTTGTCGGCGCATGACGCGCTCGTGCATCCATTGCTGCTTTGCAACCAATGTGCCGAGAAACCGGCGCGAAGTAATAATGACGTCGCCTTCAACGCGAGGTTCCTTCAAAACGATGTCATCAATCGTCTGCACAAAAGGCGCGCGAGTGAGGGTCACCTTGCTGTGGGTCATTTGGTCAAACATCAGGTGATCAAGCGGAAAAGTGTCCGCGACACCGTCGAAGTGTGTGTAGCCGCCGCACACGACGGTTCTTTTCTCGCCACCGATCAGCTGCTTGGTTGCCCACAGGGAAAAGTCGCCGTTGTGAGGCAGCATTTTGCTGGAAAAGAAACAAAGCGATCCTTTTGGTAAGCCGTCCATGATGCTTGACGTCATCTGCAATGCGAAGTCGGGAATTGCAATGTCATTTGCGTCGCGGAACGGGATCGCTGCAAAAGCGAACTCTTTGTTCTGCTTCCAACCGCTGATCAATGCACTGATCGATGGCGTTGGATCTTCTTTGAAGGTCATCACATTGGCAAAGTCGATTGGCTCGACAATCGGCACCATTCGAAGACCAACGGCTGATTCTGTTTCAACGTTGAATGATTCTTCGCCTATGTCAACCACGTCAAAGTCGGAATCACCTTTACCGGTCAGGATGTATTCGACCGTAGTGCCCAGCACCTCGGCCAAGAGAGGCAGCTTGTGCTTCGAGATTTTCCCGTCGCGCGCCCAGTTCCAGACGTTTTTTTCGTTGACGCCACAAAGCTGCGCTATCTCCGGGTACGTCAGCGCTTCAAGTCCGCGCTCTTCGATAGTGTCGACGAGAACCTTAATTCGTTCGGCGACTTCTTCGTCTTTCACAACGACGGTCTTATCTTTGAGTCGTTTGGTCGCTTCCAAAAAGTCGACGGTGACGTCTGGCTTTGCCATGTTTTTTCTCTTCAGTGTGGTCGTACTGAAAACAATTGTATCGGGTCTGTTAAGCATCGGCTTACCTTGGTCTGAGGTTTGAATCAATTTGTTGTTGACTTCGGAGTGAGGCGACTTTATTCTCGCGCCATGACTCAGTCAACCCCCGTATCACAACAACTGTACACATTGTTAGCCATCACCACTGCCGGAGGGCAGACAAAGGTGGCCGAAGCCCTAGGAATCTCACGTCAAGCCGTTTTCGGTTGGGCGCAGCGTGGGAAGGTGCCAGCCGACAAAGTGATGATTTTGTGCGATCTGGTGGCTCACAGGGTGACCCCTCAGCAGCTTCGACCGGACGTTTTCGGACAAACCGCCTCGCAGGCGCGGTAAAGCCTGCGGAATTCCTCCTCCTCCAACTTCGCCCCCCGAAAGGGGGGCGCTTTTTTTATGCAAGCAAAACTTGAAACACTTTTAGAACGTCTTGAAGGGGTGAGCGGTAGGAACGGTCGATGGCAGGCCAAGTGTCCCGCTCACGAAGACAGGTCGCCGTCACTCGCAATCACAGAGTCCGACGACAAAATCTTGATCCACTGTTTCGCCGGCTGTTCGGCGGCCGACATCATGGCAGCGGTTGGCCTGCAGCTCGGCGACCTGTTCGCCGGGTCAGTCAGAAACGGTAAATCAATGGGCATCAACTGGAAGCAGCGCGCCCTGCGCGCGCGGTACGCGGCCAATTTGATTGCAGCTTATGCCGGAGCGATCGACGATAACTGGGATGATGTCGCGCCGTTACTAGGGTTGGATGATCATGACCAGGTGATCTTCTGGGGAGCCTACAACGATCTACGGAGGCTGCTCGATGGGGATCATTGAGAAGATCAAAAAAGAACAGGAAGACTATTTCGACGGCTTGCTGCACGACGACAACGCCGAAGCGTTTAAGCCGCCGTTCCGAATCAAAGAATGGGGTGTTGATCGGTACCAGGGTGAAGCGCCCGAGATCCAATGGTTGATAAAGGACGTGCTCCCCCAAGGCACAGCGTGCTTGCTGGCGTCTATGGGCGGCGTGGGGAAGTCTTATTTGATTCTGGATACCGCGATCGCGATTGCGTCAAAGGCTTCGATGATAGGCAGGTTTGCGCTAGGCGGTGAGGTGGTAGACACCGGCGCGGTCGTGGTGGTTACAGCAGAGGACTCAAGAACCGCAGTGCATCGCCGCATCGATCAAATCCTGTCCGAGAAGGGGCGCGAGGCCATCCGCGAAAACTTCCACATGGTGCCGTTACCCGATGCCGGCGGCCAGGTCACGTTCGTTAAGCAGCACCTGGGCGAATACCAGATGACCGATCAATGGTTTTGGTTCTGCCAGGAGGTAAAGCGAATCCCGAACCTTAAGTTCATCGCACTGGACCCCCTGCAGACATTCGTCCAGGCCGACATAACCAGCGACCCTGCAGCTGCACAGATATGGTGGTCAGCGGTGTCAGCTCTGTGTGCCGAGACCGGCGCCTGCGTCATGGCAGCTCACCATATGCGCAAAGGCAACGAAAAGATTGAGACGCTGTTCCAGGCGCGTGAACAGATACGCGGCACCACCGGCCTAGTAGATGGAGCGCGTTGGGTGTACGCGCTGTGGATGGCCACCAAAGAAGAGCGCGAGGCGGTTGCGCAGTCCCTAGGCGAAGACATAGGCCCGATGGGCATGATCAAGGGCGGCGTCTGTAAGTCCAACGAATTTGGCAGCGACAAAATCACGACGTATATCCGCGAGCAATCCGGGCTGTTGCGCGACCGTAGTGATGAGGTGAGTGAGTGCCTACTAAAGCGCAGCAAGCTCACACTTGAACAGGTGCATGAGATTTTCGCTGAGATTCACAGCCGGTGGGAAAGCAAGGAACCATTCAGTGGTCATCACAACGGCCGCGACCGGTATCTGGGCCGTTGGATGGCTGACAACTACGACCTTGATTACAGCGCGGCCCGGGAATATGTGAACCTGTGGATCAAGCGCCGAAACATCGTCAAAGACTCTCACCCGACCATGCACAACGCCTCTGGATTGCGGCGCCGTGAGGTGCCGGATTCGGTCGACTGAGATGAAGTTACTCCCCCTTTTACTCCCCCTTTTACTCCCATTACTCCCGCATTGGAGGGTCTGGGAGTGGAGTAACTATATAAACATAGTTACTCCCACTCCCACTCCCGGCCCTTGAGCGGTTACTCCCAGAGTTACTCCCGTGAAAGATAAGAGGGCAAAGGATGAATTGGGGCATAGATACCACTGCCTTGAGGTTGTGGATTACGCACCGAGCGAGGGCAAAGGGGCGATGTGGTTGTGTGCTTGTGATTGCGGAAACGAAGTAGTGATCCGCGCAGCTTCGCTGCGACGTGGATACAACAAGGACTGTGGCTGCGGTGCATCAGGGCAAAAGAAGCTGCAGGATGCTTTGATCGATATTGGTGACCCACCATGCGACAAGGGGTGTATTTACCGCGATCGATGCGCAGCTGAAGAGTTAGCCTGCCAGCAGTTCCGAAGCTGGTTTTTGTGGGGAGGTGACATTGACCCACACCCTCAAACATACCGCCCGACCAAGGCAATGTTCGAGGCAATTTTTAATGACAAACAGTCGAAACAAAGGGGCAAACGGTGAACGGGAGGTGGCGAAGATTCTTCGCGATTATCTCGGGATCGACGTCCAGCGCAATTGGCAAGCCCAAGCCGCCGGAGGCGGCGCAGACATTCTGCTTCCGGGATGGGCACTGGAGATCAAAAGGGCTAAACGTCCTCTAATCGCGTCCTGGTGGGCGCAGGCGGCGCAACAGGGTGTTATTAGTGGTAGACAGCCACTATTGGTCTATCGGCTCGACAGGGGCAAATGGCGCGCTCTGATGAGCATGAAGGTATTAAGCCCTGATCTAACTTGCCATCACCAGGTCGAGATGGATTTTGAGTGCTGGTGCAACTTCTACCGAAATTGGGTCGCTGAACAAGATGATTACACTCGAATCCTTCAAACTTTTAAATCCTAAAGTCGCCAGGCTTGAGCGAGGCTCTGGAGGCACCCCGGAAATAACATTCCAGGAAGTCTCAGACTGTCTCGCTGCCATGAATTTACCAGCAGCTGCATGGGCCAGACTTAAGTACGCGCAGCAGGGAATGTTCTCCGCAAACGTCCTGGCTTACGTTGCTGAACGACTCATTCAAGACGGTGAATCTGAAGATGGGGTTCTCACTCAATACTGGCTGTCGATGGCTCAGTTGGCCGTCGTTTTTGATCTGTCACAAAACCAGTTGACAAATCGTCGCAAAGCTAAAGCCATTGGGATTAAATGGTGGACAAAAAACAATGAGAAACATCTCTCAAAATGCCTATTTTTTGTGGATCAATTGGATTACGAGGTGCGAGCTTCAATCAGCGCCTGGAATCGAGGCGATCTGTAGGAGACATTTACCGCCTGATGTAGAATTAATATCCAACGGAGTCTATGCAAGGTCGCCAACTGGCGGCCTTTTTTGTTTCTGCATCCGAGCGAAACCCCACACATTCGCAGCTTTAGGCTCAATTAAGAAAGGTCGTTTACGGTCATGGCAGGTTCAAAAAAGGTCCAGAAAGACCCACGTTACAACTCTGTTCGAGAAGATGGGCAGTCGAGATTCAAGAAAGGGAATCCCGGCCGGCCAAAGGGCAGCAAAAACAAGTTGTCATTTCAGGCTGCAGATCGCATGGAGGATCTTGGACTTGATCCTCTACTCGGCTACGTCGAGCTGCTACAGAAGGCGAGAGCAGAAGGGAACCTGGCAGTTGAAGAGCGAGCGCTCTCTCGTTTGATGCAATTTCGATGGGCTGGCCTGCATCACTCAATGGTCACAAACGTCGACGAAGCAGACCTAGAAGTGAGCGTAACCAAATTTGAGATGCCGGATTCGATGGGAAAAACAGACACCGTAAACGACGAATCTTCGAGTTTGCAGGCCGAGTCTGAGCCTGATCTGCCAGCCAACGTACACGTCGCGCGGTTCAAGTCGTCCTGATCCTGCGCCAGGAATCAAAAACCTAGCAAAAACAATAGGCTAGGGGGGGTACCCCCCACTTGTTCCCCCCAGAATGCGCGCGTTGATGACAGATTAGGCAGGGTAGGGGGGGTTCGATTTGGCAGAAAAAAACGACCCCCACCCCCCGAAAATCGGGCGCGGCTCTCTCTGCGTGGGGAGTGACACAAAAATTTTTCAGAATCTCCGAGTTTGAATGCCAAAGATTGAGATCCCTTATAAATACAGCCCCCGTGGCTACCAGATCCCAATCTTTGCGGCCTTGGATAACGACTACAGGCGCGCTTGCCTGGTGTGGCATCGCCGCGCTGGTAAAGACCTAACGCTGTGGAACCTAACGATCAAAAAAGCGCTTGAGCGCAAAGGGACGTACTTCTACAGCCTACCCACATATAACCAAGCAAAGAAGGTTATCTGGTCAGGCATGAGCAACGAGGGTGTTCGGTTCCTCGACCACCTGCCGAAGGAGATCGTGCGCAGTCTGAACAACACTGAAATGCGCGTTACGCTAGGCAACGGCAGCATCATTCAGCTGGTCGGCACCGACAACATCGACAGCATCGTTGGTACAAACCCGGTCGGCGTCGTGTTCTCAGAATACAGCCTCCAGAACCCTAAAGCCTGGGAGCTGATCAGACCGATCCTGGCGCTCAACGACGGCTGGGCAGTTTTCAACTACACCCCGCGTGGCCGCAACCACGGATGGCGGCTGTTCACGATGGCTGAGAAGAACCCCGATTGGTACGTTCAAAAGCTGTCGGTCGAGGACACTGGCCTCCTGGATGAAGACGCTATTCAGCGTGAACGCGACGAGGGTATGCCCGAGGAGCTGATTCAGTCTGAGTATTTTTGCAGTTGGGATGCTGCACTGCCGGGTGCGTATTACCGCGACCAGCTCGACAAAGCGCGCGCTATGAACCGCATCACGACTGTCCCGCACCGCAGCGGTTTCCCGGTCTACACCGGTTGGGACATCGGTATCGGAGATTCAACGGCGATCGTGTTCTGCCAGGTCGTTGATCAACAGATCAACGTCATCGATTTTGAGCAGCACGCCGGTGAGGCGTTGCCGTTCTATGTAAACCTGATCAAAGAGAAGGGTTACACCTACGGCGAACACTTTGCGCCACATGACATCGCAGCGCGTGACTTCACGAGCGGCAAGACCCGCATCGAGATGGCGCGCGACCTGGGGCTGTTCTTTTCGGTGGTAAGAAAAGCACCGGTTGATGACGGCATCAACTGCGTTCGAGCGATGTTTAACCGATTCGTCTTCGATGAAGACCAGTGCGGTCATTTAATCGATTGTCTTGCGGCCTACCGTAAGGATTTTGACGAGAAGAATCAGACCTGGCGTCCAAAGCCGGTTCACGATTGGTCATCTCACGCAGCCGACGCCATGCGTACTTTTTGCATGGGCTGGGATGAGGTGGGAAGTATTCAACAGCACCGCCCAACACGGGTGGTTCGAGCGATAGGGTAAAAGGATGGCAGTAAAAACATTTGCGGCTTGGTCTGCAAGAGCGCGAGAAATAGGTATTAACGATTCCCGCGCCGCTTACCAAGGGTATCTCAACAATATCGGCGCAAAAGAACCTAGCGCCCCGGCGTCATCTGTAGCAGCAACCAATATACAACGTGCGGCATCATCTTCAAGCTCTTCGTCAGGAGGAAAAAAAGCCGCAAATAAAATTTATACCTCAGAGGGGAAAGAGTACACGCCGAAGGTGAATGGCAATATGCTGCCTGGTTTTAGAGACAACCCAAACAGAGACTACGAGGGCTTAGGCGAAATTGTACAGGGCAAGGTTGGCGGCTATCGTGTTGACGACCGCAGCAAGCTGCGTATTTACATGACTAAGACCGGCAGGCGCGGCATCGAGTATGAAGGAAATACCTACTACGAGATCTCTCCAGGCTCTGGAAGTTTTAGAAGTGTTGTCGGCAAAGGTGAGGGCGGCACACTTGAGTTAGCTGACCTTGGTGCAAACAAAGCGAACAGCGCAGCTGAAGCAGCTGCAGCAGAAGAGAGTTCTGGCGGCGGTTCAGGTTCTGGTTCTTCTGGCGGCAGTGGTACCGTTGATGAGTACGTCAAAGAATCTGAAACGAAGGTTGATGAAAGAGTTGTAGAGACTGAAGACATCGCCGCAGAGGCAAAAACTGAGATTGCAGAAAAAGCCACGACTTTCCCAGGCGCTCCTGATTGGGTGAATTCGCCAGAGGATTATGAAAACTGGCTGCGCTCTAAATCAGCTAAGTCAGGTTTTGCATCCACAGTAAAAACATCTCCAACCGGGTTAAACCCAACCTTGCTGACCGAAGGTGTTAAAGTGACTTCGCTCTCAGGCTAATGGCAGAGTACGGTAAAAAGGGCAAACGGCCCGATCCAGAAGCGATCATTCGACGCTGTAAGGATCTAAAGAATAAGCGTGAGAACTGGGACAACATATGGGACGAGGTCGCGACGTTTGTTCTGCCGACCCGTGCCGACTTTGTTACCAAGCGCGCCTACGGCGACAAACGCGACGAGGATATTTATGACTCGACCGCGATCACGTCTAATCAGACCCTAGCGTCCGGCCTGCACGGCGCCCTGACAGCGCCCAGTGGTCGCTGGTTTCATATCCGCTACCGTGATGAAGAGCTAAACAACGACGACGCTGCGATGGAGTGGCTTGAGGATTCGGTCGATCGAATCTACAAAGCCTTAGAAGAATCTAACTTTAATTCCGAAGTTAATGAGCTGTACTTAGACCTTTGCTGTTTCGGTACCGCAGCCATGCTGGTCGAGACCGATAAAGCCGACAATCAGGACTCGCTCAACTTCCGCACGGTGCATCTGTCCGAGATTGCGGTCGCCGAAAACGTCGACGGCAAGGTCGACACTATATATCGCACGCTGAAGTTCTCTGCTCGCCAGGCGAAACAGCTGTTCCCAAAAGAAGACCTGGGCGAATCAATCGAGCGCGCGCTTGAAGATAAGCCAGACAAAGAGTTTGAATTTATCCACGCCGTATATCCGCGTGACGGCGTTGTGGCGATGGACCTTGCGAAAGGTGTCGATCGCCCGTGGGCGTCGTGCTGGGTGCAGGTCAGGGATAAAAAACTTATTAAAGAAGACGGCTATTATGAGTGTCCGTGGATGGTGCCGCGCTGGTCGAAACTGTCCGGCGACGTCTATGGATTCTCGCCTGCCATGATGGCGCGAGCGGACATTCGCACCCTGAACGCTGCCAAGCTGTTTGAGATGCGTGCCTGGGAAAAGACAATTGACCCG